CATAAATTTGGTGTATTATTAGTTCCATCACATAAAACCCAACCAGTTGGAATAGATGCAATGGAACCTGACCACATGACAATCACACCTGCTGGTACAAGCGCTTGTAGATCACTTGCAGTAGTTTTAGTTGCTAAAGCAGCAGTTACAGTTGTTGCAAAATTCGCGTCATCACCTAACGCTGCAGCAAGTTCGTTTAATGTATTTAAAGTTGTAGGAGCACTATCAACAAGATTTGAAATTTGATCTTGTACTACTGCCGGCTCTAGTGCTGTTGCTTTTAATTTGCGTGGCATATATTATTTAATCCAAAGGACTCCATCTGCTTGACCTAATGCATCTTCACTAAAACCATAGTTAGTACCCTGTTCAGGATGACGCATGTATGCAAAATATGTACCACTTGATGTGTGGTGATCACCAAAACCGCGTGTACCAGTGTTAGGATCTCTATTACTAATAGAACCTTCAAAAGTAGTTGAAACATTTGTACGAGCGTCTTGATCTGATGCTGAAGCAACTGTATCTACACTTGCTGAAGATGATATAAACATATGTTTATTTGTTGCGCCATTTGTCCATGATGGTGCTTCCATCCAATATGCTGTACTGCCAGTGTATGTTGACGAACCACGAAGAGAATTCATCCAAGCGTCAGATACCTTGCTTGCTGATGCTGCTGATGGGTTTGGACCATTAACCCCATCAAAATTTACAGCGCTATTATTTGAATGCGCTTGACCACTAGCTCTAGTCGCTCTTACACAACAAACCCAACCTCCACCATTACGTGTGTTATCAACATACATTCTATAAGCACTTGCTTGTCCATTTGGTCTAATATAATACCAGCCATCACTAAATCCGGCGTTTTTAAGAGCTATACCTGAAAGAGCTGGGTTATCAATTGATCCTAAGCGTGGACTGATGTCAGACCATCCACTTGAACGATAAATTTCAGTTGAATTTGTTTCAGTGTTTAAATAAAGAGTACCAATTGAAGGTGTTGCAGGTCTTCCAGCTGTATTACCGCTTTTAGTAACTAGTGTACCTCCACTTACAACTGTAACGCCATTAGAAATAATTGCCATTACACTTCCTCTAACTTAAACTTATATTTTTTACCATTTTTATTATTTATGATATAGAGTTCAGAGTCACCTTCTTGGATAGTCCAATTTCCTTTAGTACCATCAATAGAATTACCAACTTCATGGCTTTCATTGCTCATGTGTAAGTCACCGGTGTAAATATTTCTCCATTGATATGTTGAAGATCCAATATCATATGAATTATTTGTTGCTGGTAATAAATGTCCACTAAATGAATCACCGGTTTTGTTTGCTTTAGTTGCTAAAGCATTAGTGATTGTTGTTGCATAATTTGGATCATTGCCCAATGCTGTAGCAAGTTCATTTAAAGTGTCTAAAGTTGAAGGAGCTGAATTAACTAAATTTGCAACTGTCGTATTTAATAACGTTGGACTAATTGGAGTATAACCAAGTTTAGCTTCAATAGCGCCGGTTGCTAATTTTGCTGAAGTAATAGAACCATCACTTACTGAATTCAATGGCGCAGAAACACCAAATCCACGAACGATAATCTCTGATCCATTTGCTGGCGCTGTTGTAAATGTTAATGTTGTACTATTAATACCGTAATCTGTAACTGGAACTTGTGCAACGTCGTCTACATAAACAAAGCATTCGTTTTGGTATTGAGCGTCATTAAGCGTAAATGTAGTTGTACTACCATTACCTGTAAAAGTTTGGAGCGTTGCCGCTCCTGAAAATGCTCTACGTGGGAATTGATTTAATGCCATGCGTTATACCAATGTATCAAAGCGTGCTGTACGCACAGTTGTATTAGCGTTTGCTGGTGTAATTAGTAATCTAACATATCCACCAGAGATATCTGAGTCTACAGTAATTAGAGGTGATGCACCTGTGTAGATTGTTGCGTACTCAGTCATGTAAACTGTAGTACCATCTTGAACCATGATAACTTCTGTTGCATGGTATTGGCTACCAACTGTAGCTTGAATTAGATACTTAACACTACGTACTTTTAGTACACTGTATTGATCAACGATTTGATCAGTTGCTGTTGTTGCCAATGTAGATTCTGTACGAACCCAGTCAGAGATTGGAACTACTGTGTTGTCAGTTTTCTTTAGGAATAGTCTACCATCGGCAGAGTTAATCGCTAATTCGCCTTCAGTCAACGCACCAGAAGATGGTACTGCACCTTCCGTCGCTGATCTTTTAAACTGAACAACTGTTGCCATTTAATTACTCTTCTGTTGTGTCTGTCTTTGTTATACTAGCAGCTTGAAAATCATCTGCTGGTTTTTGTTCTTCGTCTTTTGGTGTTAGATCAATGATACGTTTTTGAGCTAACACTAATTGTGTCTCAAGCATTACAACCTTATTAGTAAGATCTGCAATTGCTCTTTGTTGTCTTTCAATATACGCATTAACGAATTCTTGTGAATCAACTTTCATAATATCTCCATAAGTTAAATTGGACCTACTACGTATTTATAGTAGGTCCAGAATCACATCTTAGTATGTACCGCAGTCGATGTGTCCGAATGATGGAACACCTGAAGAGTTCATTTGAAGAACTTGACCTTGTACACCAAATACGCTTGATGAATCTTCGTTATAGAATACAACGTTACCTGAACCATTAACACCCATTACTGATGTGCTTGAATAGTTACCTGCAGTGAATGTCATGCTGTCAAGTAATGAGTTACCAAACTTAACGTTTGCAGCTGCACCTGAAATTACTTCAGAAGCATTTGTTGCATCTTCAATGAATGTGAAACGTGCATCAGAAGCATCGTAACCGAAGAAACCTTGCTTAGCAGCAGTACCATTATGCCATTGGAATAAGATACCTTTGTCCATTCCATCAGGTGCGCTAAGTGCTGCATCACCACCAAGAATGAAGATTGGATCATCAACTGTAACAACCGTTGAGTTAACTGTAGTTGTTGTACCATTGATTGTTAAGTTACCTTCAATAACAACTGAACCAGCTGAACCACTTGGGTTTGGATCCAAGTACATAACACCACCAGTTGTTGTACTGATTGTGTCGCCAAGGATCTTAATCTTACCAACTTGTAATGGAATTGTTGTGTCTGTAAAGACCATTCCATTTTCATCAAGGTTTACGCGCTTAACACCGTCTGTATAGAACTCAAGGTCGTTATTGTTTGCACCTGGCGATGTTTCTGCACGAATGAATGTGTTTTGATCAACGTCGATAACACCACCAAGACCTGTCCAGTTTGTACCATCATAAGCTTCGTAACGAAGATCTGTTGTGTTGTAACGAATCATACCAGCTACAGGAGTACCTGGACGTGATGCTGTATTACCAACAGGAATCTTAACCGCTGTTGATGAGTTGATGTTTGTTACACCTAAACCGTTAGGCGCAAAGTTAATGTCGCCGTTTGAGTTAGTTGCTGTTACAGTGTTACCATTGATGTTTAGGTTATCAATATCAGCAGAACCAGTGATGTCTAAGTCACCAGTAAGAACTAAGTTAGATGTAGATGTATTAAACGTGAAGTTAGCAGAATCAACTAACTCACCAGATGTGCCAGCAAATGTAACACGACCAGATGTTAGATCTTCAACATTTAGTGAAGCAAGAGTTGATTGACCATCAACGTTTAATGTACCAACGATCTGTGTATTGCCTGTTGCATGAGCTACAGTGAATTTATTAACACCAACGATTAATGATGTACCATCAAATGTTAGGTTGCTTGAGTCTACTAACTCACCTGAAGCACCAACGTAAACTAGACGAGTTGCTGTAAGGTCTTCTACATTTAAAGATGCAAGTGTTGCTTGGCCATCGATATTTAATGTACCAGTTGCATGAATGTTACCAGTAGCTTCAATATCGCCGGTATGATTTAGAATACCACTGATATTAAGATTTGTGCCACTGATTGCTACATCACCAAGTGTTGTAATGTTGATATCGCCAGTACCATTAGCAGTAACGTTGATATCGCCATTAGCATTTGTTGAGCTAAGAGTGTTACCATCAAGGCGTAGGTTATCTACGTTGAAGATATCGATCTTGCTATTTGCATCAACAATTAATGCAGAACTTGCTGTTAGTGTACCTGGTGTGTGATCTAACTTACTTGTAAAGTACTTACCACCAATAACTTCAATATTCGCCGCTGCACCAGTAAGTGGATCCTCAGAACCAGTACCAATGAAGAGACGATCTCCGCCATTTACTAAGTCACCTGTTAAATACGAATACGCTAACTCACCAGTGGCAAGAGCGGAAGGTGAGCCGCTTACGCCCGAGTTCTTAATTTTAATAATTGTTGACATTAATACTTGCCTCCGATGATTTTTGTCTTACTACGTGGATGATCGACTTCTGCTTTTAGAACAAATTTCGCAATCTGTTCATCATAGACCATCATCGCTCCGTCTTCTAATTGTGTTGCGTCGATGTCTGTTAAATCTAATAGGCTCATTGACTGAATGCCAAGAGCCATAGTCTTTACTTTTAGTGTTTTATCCTGATTGATTTTGACTTTGATGTCTGCCATAGATTACCTCGTTACTCGTGGAGTTACGGTAACCTGTCCTTCAACTACTCGAACTACAGGTGTGCCGGTTGTATGAACAATTTCAACATCATAAACATAACGACCTGGCTTCATAGTTCCAGTTTGAGTAGGAGTCAATTGAATCTTGATCTTACCTTGTCCCTGTGAAGTCAATTTAGTACAAGTGAAAGGAAACGACGTCGAGGACGTGTAAGTTCTACGAACTTGTCCTCGAACAGTGTAATTCGTCAAGTCGATTAAGTTACCAACGTTATCTTCTAACGTAATGGTAGACGAAAAATCAGATCCTTGGTCGATTACTAAGTTTGCAACAATAGCCATTTAAAAAGTCTTTACAAAAAGGTTTGTTCTGACTTATTTATATAGAATTGCAATTAAGAATCGCGGTATAAGAATAAATCTACGGGCATTGCAAGTCTCATTGTACTGTGGTATGTTGAGACGTAGTGATATAAGAAGCTTGGAAAAACCGCGATTTCTCCGCTTTCAGGAATAAATGATAGATCATTAAACCAAGGCTCGAAAGTTTCGTCATATCCTCTATTGGAATTTTGTCTTGGATCGGTGAATGATATTCTACCACCAGCATCTTCACCTTCACACCATAAGTAAAAGACGGCCGACAATTGAGCGCCTCTATGATTATGGTAGTTGATACTATAATCATGTCCTGAACCAGTTAACCAACTTCTAGTTCTGTATTTCCAATAGTCTAAAGGTTTTCCAACAGTGTCTTGAAGAAACTTATCAAATGTTGGTAACACAAGTTCATTCTTAAATTTAACTACTTCTTCTGCAGGATTATCAAGAACGTTCATGTTATTTAGATCGCTTGGAGGATTACTTAGATCATAATCCATAAGAAGTCTAGTTACAAGCGAGTCACGAATGTCAACCGGCATAGTTGTTCTCATAACCGGCGTTGGCCACAATTGATGAATCATGCAACTCTCCTAAGCATCAAATTCAAAGTAATCCTATTAGTAAGCCCATGATATTCTTTAACTGAGTGCCAAACATTGCTTGGGAAGATAACTAATTGACCCATCAGGAATGGAACTATAAACGTATTACAGTCTACATTCTTAGTGTCTGATACCCATTGTGGGTTACTCCAAGAAGGATCATATAAGACTAAGTCTCCGCCGCAATCTTCATCGCCCATTACTTGTAGAACAGCGACGAGTTGATTACCATAGTGATTATCACAGTGAATCCCAAAATCATTATGATCTATGGTAGTCGTCTTTCTGATCCATCCATCGACTATTTCATAAGTTCCTGGATATTCGCCGTGTACTTCTTTTAGTACAGCATTTTTTAGATCTTCAGTACAAACTTCTTCCCAATCTTTACTGTCTATCTCAGCATATTTATTATAGACTGCCATGACTAGATCAAAGTCAATCGTTCCATACGCCACTCGAGTAGGCCATAAGTCAATCTTCTTCAATCATGAACTCCTCAACAAAGTATTCTCTAACATCTGGAACCATGCCTAATGTCTCATCAAAATCCCAGCCTATTTCATTTAAGATCCGTGTATATGTTTTTGCGTCTTTACTATATGTGACGAAGTATGGATCATTGCCAAACAAAAGATCTTCGTCGTTAAGATACTCTAATGGTCTTCCACCAAAGTGATCAGCTAACCAGCGGGCATAACAAATTGCAACCATATAAGACTTAGATGGATAAACCCAACCAAGATTCTTATGTTTGAAGTATGCAACTGCGTCTGGTACAACGTTGTTCGTTATAACGATATACTTCGTATTTAAGTCATCATCATGTTGCGGGTTTAGACGATGGTATATTTCCTGTCTAATCTTCCAATCACTTTTTTTCATTCTAGCCCTGTACAACTATGGAATTATAGTATAAAATAGATCTACCCCCGGAGGGTGGATATAGAGTACCAGTTGATCAAATGATAGAATCCATTACAACCGGTATCTAATGATTGTACTTCTCTTATATGCTCAGATAAGCAGTGTCCATTGTAGTTACAGCTTGAACAGTATGAGTTGTTTGAAGTACGTTCTTTCTCAGTATCGCACCATGTAAAGTAACCATCGATCGTATCATATTCTTGAAAGAATTCATTGTCATCCTTATCAAATTCTAAAACCCCAAACTTGCCATTAGGAGTAATATAAACGTGATCATCTGAATAACTATTACGTGTTTTATTTATGACATCTTCAAGTTGACTAATATTCGATAACTCAAATGTTCTGTTCTCATTCGTTATCCACTTCTTCACAAATTCTTCATATTCGTTATAAGTCACATGAAGTTGATTTGCCTGATTGGAACTATATGGTTTGATCTCTACACTTTCAAGATTCTTAAATCTGTTCAATATGTTGACCATTTCATCAGTGTTTTGTTTTATCAAATCAGGAGAAGCTAACATCAATACACTAAACGGTTTATTTAATAAAGCCATGTTACGAAGAACACGCTCATGATCTTCTCTAGCATTAAAGTCAAAACTAACCGATGTATAAACACGATCATCTGTTGTGATATCATTGATCATTGAAAGATTGGTTATTAGATTGATGTCTTCAATACCATACGTATGTAGTGTATTAATTAGATCATTCCAGTAATCTTTTGGAAGTAGACCAAGTTCGCCACCATACAAATCTACTTTCTCAATAGGTTCATACGATAGCACCTCACAGATCATTTCATTTAAACGGTCTAGTGATAGTAATTTATTGTCACTTAACTGTTCAGGCGTAAGATAACAGAACTTACATCTGAAGTTACAGTAATACCAAGGGTTGATTGAAAGGATCATCCACTGATATCCTTATTGATCTTGTAATTGAATAATGCAACTCTACGTGGTACATCCATCTTTAGAGGATTAACGATATGTTCAAAATTTAAATTATGGTTCATGAAAGAAACATCATAACGCTTTGGATAAAACCCATCGATGTATTCTTTTGTCTTTATATCTCTAAAGCTTATATCACCACCAATGTCTTCGTCCATGTCATCTAGGTATAAAAGAATCGATAAGTTATAACCCTCGATGTTATCATTGTGCCATGATAGTGTAGCTTCATCCATTCCATTAACGATTTCACAATCATCACCATATTGGAAATTAGGATCTATATGTTTAACATACTTTTCAGCTAAAAGAATCTGTGTATTTCTAATGTCATTTTCAACTAAGACATTACGCTTAACCAAACGAAGTCCTTGTTCCTTTAGGTTCTTCCATTCCCACGACTCAAAGTCCTTAAGATATTTAAAGACTTCTTTATCGTTAACTTTATAAAACCCATTCTTCTTGAATTCTTCTATCATTTGTTCGCCTCAATAATATCATTAGCTAGCGTCTTCATTTTTGCACAGTGAATCATATTCATATCATAATCTTTATGATCTTTAATAGTCTTCTTACATCCATTGCAGATTTCAAACATAGGACATGTATAGCAATCATTAGTCATAGTCTGTAGTGATTGGACGAACTTAATAGGAAATACCTTGGCTCCGTTCATCTCTTTTTTAAAGTCGATAGGATATAATCTATCATCTCCAAAAGCACCACATGAATAGTAATCGCCGGATGGCTGTAGCGTTCTAATTCCAGAGTCGCACTCGCGGTTTTGAGGACAGCATGTCGCACGACCTTTTAGGCGCTTCATCATTTGTTTAGTATTAAATTCCCAAGGGGCTAATCCTTGTTTCCAAATATCTACATAGATTTCGTAGATATCGGCAAGAAGAAAAGGCTTACCTTCTTGCCCCATGATAATGCCTTTGAACTTTACTGGAGGGCCAGATGACATTGCGTAATTCAACTTACACTCAACACCCATCTCTCTCGCAAGTTCTACGTTCTTTACGGCGTATTGCTTATTTTCATCTGTGATAACTGAGATAAAATCAGGTCTATAACCACAATGCTCAAGCATTGCATCAGAGACTTTCCAAAAGTCTTCTTCAGTGAATTCGCTTAAATCTCCCTTTAGTCTTCCACCGCCATATTGAAATGAAGTAGTAACACCAACGCGTGGATGATTAAAAAGATCTTTCCATTTATTTGGATTTTTGTAGAATGGCCAAAGATTAGACGTTATTGAGATTGACGTTGGTAGATCGATACTGTCTAAATGTTCGATGATCTTCCAGTAATAATCTGGTTGCATCATTAATGGATCACCACCATTGACGATAATGGTGTTAGTTTCAGGAAAGCGCTTTAGAAAATCAAAGATGTATTGGTGATCTAGCTCAACTGACTTATCATCTGTGATGTGTGTGCTTGAACAGAATGTACACTTAAAGTTACATTTTTCTGTAGGTTTAATTATAAGATCCATTGAATTTTTCTTTATTCACATAGTACTTTCGTACCCAATCTTCAATAAGATGTCCATCGTATAATAAGAAGTCTTCTGTCACTCTGTTACCATCAACTAACTTATCAATCTCACTTTTAATATATTTAAACCAGTCTTCATGCTGAATTTCTTGATAAACCTGACGAAGATAAACACTCGGCTTTTGGTCTTTAGGTGTAAGAGGACCAAGAACGCATTGAGCATAGTTCATAAAGAACATTTCTTTCCACTGCTCTTTAGTGAACGTGTTAGTCTGAATAACGATTTCCTGTGGTGATTTATATTTTCCAATCACGCTATGACTTACATATGTGATATCATTATCGTCGTTTTCAGTAACACCAATCTTAGTCGTCTTAATACCATGTAATGCTTTATATAAAGGATCTGCCATCTCAGTAGCTGGCAAAATAGTTAATGGCCCGCGTGACCAATCCCAAATATTTGTATTCGGCGTTAAGTCCATCTCATCGTAGAACGAATCTATCGTTGATCCAGGAAGACCAAGAATAAGTTCTAACTTGCCAGACATTCCATAAAGATCACGGTACTTTTTAGCAAGAGCCATGTTCTCTTCAATTGTAATGTCTTTTCTTTTCACTGCATCTAATGCGTCTTTACTAATAGATTGAATCGATAACGAGTAGTAATCCATCAATCCATTTGCAAAACCAATGTCAAGAATCTTTTCACGCTTTTCAACTTTAACTTTGGCAATTCCATAGATTAAGATTTTCTTTGGTGCGTTGAATATCTTTTTGTTGTCGGCAATACGTTGCATGATCTCAACATCTCTACTTAATATACCAAAATTGGCATCTACAATATCAATGTTGCCAAAACCTAACATACAGACCAAGTCTAATTCTTTAAAAACATTTTCAATAGGTTTCTGAATAACCTTAGTTCCTACACCGCCACCCCATTCGCAATATGTACATGAATATGGACAACCACGAGTAGTCTCAAAGTTAATCACAGACGTCTTATTTAGTTTTTTAGCAATCCCTGAAACGTTTGTAAGATATTCAATGTTATGTTCAAATGATGATTGCTCTGGAAAACAGAACTTAGCTTTACCAGCTTTGATTGGATCTATTCCATCAAATATGTCTTTAAGGTATAGTTCACCAGGAACTAATGGATCGCAGTTGTAGTCAATTCCGTCAAACATAGTTTGTTGTGGACCACCACGAATAACTTCAATGCTTGACACTTCTTTAATTCGCTTAGCTACTTCAATGCACAGTTTTTCATTCCAAATGTATGTACTTAAACATAGAACTTTTGGATTGTGCTTAACGATCTCATTGACTACATCATCTAGAGTTTCATATAATTCCCAATCGATGATTGGCTCTATCCATTCATGCTCTGGAAGAAATGAACTCATGTTCATCCATGCAGTGTCAGCTACTATTGTTCTAGTAGAGATAGGAGGGTTAAGCCAATAGATTCGCATTTCTTATCCAATAATTTCCATCACGTTTAAAACCAAGAGGTTGCATTAAAGAAGCTTTATATGAATTACGAGGAACTCTTTTCTGATTGATCGATAGATGCAACCATTCCATGTATGATCCTGCTGGACAAATCATTTTTCTATCGCCAAACATCTTTATTAAGTCATGCCAAATGTCTTTGACGATATTTGTTGTAACTACACGCCCAAGATTTTTCATATACCCATAATATTTAACAGTGCCAATAATGACTTCATTTTCATAAGGATATACGATTGATTGTCCAATCTCTATCTTCCAAGGCTCAGGACAACCAATGACTTGTTCTTCGCCTTTACACTTCACAGCTTCTTCATCAATAGAAGGATAGACACCTTTTTCGACATGCCAAATAAGAACATGCCCTTGGTTAGGGCATATCCTAGCTACGTATGGGTGTTTTGTTGGAGTATTTTCTGGATAGCAATCAACGTTGGCTGGATAATACCGCGCGTTTAAAGGGTTTGATCCCGCGTCGTAATCTAACATCGTCGATGTATCTGTGCGTAAGTTTATAGACACACTCATCTAGTTCTTCCCTAAATTTATAATCATGGCTCATGAAACAACCTAAACCACATCTGTCCAAATACTCGCATGAAACGCAATCGTATTTTTCTAAGAAGTTGTTCTCAATACCAGAATTATCATTCGCTTTCAATGGGCTTTTGTAAAAAGTAATAGCCTTTTCATCACTAAGCATTAAATTACCGCACTGACACATTGTTCCATCTTGAAGAACTAATTTTGAAGTGCGACAGGTAATGTAGTTATAATCATTCTCTATCCATCCTTTGATAGGATCTACATTTGGATAGTTGTCTATTAAGTGTTTAAAGAAAGTTAGTAGTAACTCGTCTGATGGCGCTTGATGAGTTGCAGAAACGTCTGGAGAATAGTAATCAAAGTAGATATACTTTCCAGCGTTATATAGTTCTTTAAAGTATGGATCTTTGTCTTGCAGTAAGTACTCAATGCTTGGCTTACTTAACAACATACTAATGCATTTCACTCTATCACCAAAGTATTTCATAGAGTGCTTGAATTGCATGAAGTCGTTTACATTGAATCTACCACGGGGATCGTACGATGTAACTAACTCTGCATGTACACCAATACTTTGTGAATAACTAAAGAGTTCGTCGATTAAGTTATACTTAGTAGTGACTAAGTTGCTAACCCAATTGATTCGTACTCGTTTGTTGTATTTTTCTCCAAGCGCTTTAATGCCAAGAGTAAGATCTTTATATGCTTGTAACAAAGATTCGTCAAAAATCTCTGTGGCAAATACTTCGCCACCCATAGCATTAAAGATTACAGAGTCTCTTCTTTCAGTAGATAAGAACTTTTCAATAGGGATTAATTTTGACAACACATCGTCAATCCCTACTCTGTTTTCATGGTCTTGCCAACAGAAAGAACATCTTAAATTACAATATTCAAATAAGTGAAGCGTATATTCTTGTTCAATATCACGCTTCTTCTCAATAACGAATTCACGCATTATTACACCAATTTGTATTTGCTTAAATCAGCACCTTCAAATTTTTGACGTAGGAAGTAGAGGAATAAGACAAAGTTTACGTTTTGGAAGTCAAAACGTGGGATCATATTCGTATCAAATGGTTCATTGATAACGAATGTTAATAGTTCTTGCATTTCATCGTCAGTAAGTTCATCTCTAGACGCAGCATTCAGGTATGAGCTTAATCCAAAAACAGATCGATCAATCTGCATTCCTTCAAAGCGATCATACACTGAAATAAGTGTATTACGTAAACCATTTATTTGTTCATCTGAAAGACCAGCAAGATTGCAATTACCGCTTTGCATTTCCCAGATCTGGTTATCTGCATAAGCTTCTAATCCAGGAATTCCAGCTAATGGATCTTCACGTGTAATATCTACTAATGAAGGATCAATCCCCATTGCAGTTTGGAATCTGTGGTTATTAATATTCAATAGAACCATTTGGCGATTATCAGTCAGCAATTCTTTAAACCAACGGCGAAGGAACATATGCATTGTTGATTTTAATTGCGCTGTATAATTCTTAGATCCAGATAAGTGATCTGCAATCATTAGTTCATATGAAAGATTTAACCCAAGTGACTTAAACGCTTTCTTTTCTTTAGCTGTAAACTTAGTAGCTTCATCCCAGAATGTTTGTAGATCACCAAGATCTTCCCACAATGTGTTTAAAGACATGCTATACACAGAAGATAACTGTGTATTAGAAATAATGCGTTGATTGTAGATTGTATGATCTACAATTGTCTTAAATCCTTCAAAATCTAAACTAGGAAGTATACCCTTAAACCATTGAGTAGTAAACTTCTTATACGCAGTTTTATCGCAATAGATAATGATCTTCTTGCCAGATTGACTAGAGAAGTCACGCAGTTTTTCTAAGAATGCAATAAAATCATTCTCAATAACTTCATCATATGTTAAACCAAACTTGATAAGTTCACCATAGGCAACTTTATCAAGTTCAATCATCATCTTCTTACCATATTGCTCAGAGATGACAACTCTGTCGAAATTGATTTCGATATTATCGTCGAATTCAAGATATACTTTGTTAAACAGATGTAACATTTACTAATTCCTTTAAGGTTTGTTCTTTTGCTTTGTTATAGTCTTCACTCTTGATCAAACCTTCTGAAATACCGTAGGTTAGAAGGAACATTGGATTATTATCATTAGCCCAATAACTATACATGTTCTTACCTTTAAACATATAGTCATTGAAGTAGTGAGTGTAGTAACGTAAATCTTCGTTCTTTATGTTTCCATAAAAATTATAAAACTGCGGATGTTTTAAAACACTAATAAAGTTAACACCAACTAATGTGTCGCTATCATCTTTCTCAAAGTTATCTACAAACTCTTTGAAAGAAGGATCGTTAACGATAGACATATTATAAATCGTTAAACTATCTAAGCGAGATGACCATGCTGAGATGATGTCTTTGTTTTGCTCAATGAAGACTTCATCTTTCACAGGTACTAATTCTTTGTATTGCTTTAAAACATAAATTGCTAGATTTTCTAGAATAGGAATATTCACAATGCTTGATGCATTGAAATACTCTTTAAGCATTTCATAACATTCGCTATCATCACATCCAGTAAAATCAATATCACAAGGAATGTCCAGGTTGCTAAAATACGTTAATAGTTTAGCACCTTTCAATTTACTTTCTTTATAATTGATGATATAGAACGTGCTTTTATCTGTGAAGTACTTCTTTAAGTCTTCAATAGAGATAGGAGCAGGTGTTTTCACAAAATTCATTATTAACGTCTTCCTCTAGAACTATGACAAGATGAGTGACATGATGCATGACACACGTTGATTTGTACAGTGACAGTATTTCCACGAGCACCATTATAGTTTGCACGCATACTATCAAACATTGCTTCTAAACCACCAGCAGTAATAGTATTACCTGCCCAAACGTCTGAACGACCAGCGCCAACGCCTTGGAAGTAGTTACCATTCATGTATGCTACAGCAGTACCATCGTAGATATATCCAGGATTTGGGCGTGAACCAGTGTTACCGCCGCCACCATCTACGTATAGTAATGCACGAAGGTTTCGAATGTTCGTGTAATAATATGTCTCTGTGATAAGAACGTTATAAATTTGTTGAGCGTTAATAACTGTTCCAGCACCAGCAATATTACCACCGCTAATTCCAATGCCTTTGCCCCATGTATACCCACCAAAGTAGTTACCATCAAACTCACCGAATGGGTATGCATTATAGCCCCAAGAAATACCAGAGTTAGCAGAGGCTACTACGTAGTCAGAAAATCTATCAACGATATTCTGTGGTGTGATTGGATTATTTAGTGACGCCATGTTGTTCCTTAATTATCCACACTTTTTTAGTGTTTTTACTTAATGCTTTCATTAAACTTTTAGGTGCTCCACAGATATTATCCTGCCATGCAAGTTGATGGCAATCGCCACCGCAATGTTGAAATACCTCACATGAATAACAGTTAGGATTTCTACTTTTCTCGCAGGCCATATTGTGAAGCCTTATTGGACTATTTATAAGGTCTTCGATAGAGTCTTTTATATGTCCAAATTGTTGTTCAGGTGCAGAGTTCGGGCAACCTGCAATAGTACCATCCGCATTTAGTGTAAAGATCTTTTCTTCGCAGTCTCTACAGAAAGTACCACCTGCTGTGAATCCAGTTTCAAACTTAGCGTAGATCGTTTCCAGGAATTCATTTTCAAACCAATCTCTAGCTCCATAAAGTTCGCTCTGTTCATGCATCTTTAAGAACCATTGATCTTGTTCTACGTTTGAAGGAAATATATCTGGATGCAGATTTGCATTTCCATTACCAGTTAATCTTTCAAACGATACTTCTTTGACACCTAGGTTTTTTATCCATGTAAGAAGATAGATTGGTTCTATAGACAGCGTATCTTTAGTAACGCTAATGAACAATCGTATATTAACACCTTCATCAACAAGTGTCTTCACATTTGTAAGCCAAAGCTTCAACTGCTTATCGTTATCAAATCTAATCTTAGGATCCCATGATGTACCTAAGCGATTGTTTAGAGGACCTTTAATAAAATCTATGTGTTCTTGCTTTAACTTAAATACCAGATTGGTAGTTGCTCCCCAACTAATGTTAGGTTTATCGCAGTGATCAAACACATATTGCATTTCACTTACATCAACTAAAAATGGTTCACCACCATGAAATTCACAGTGAAGTGTATCACTTTCTTTGACTGGAAATTTGTTTATCCATTCTGCAATTGCTTTATAGTCCCAATAGATTTTTGCGCCATTGATACCATTTGTAAAGCAATGTCTACAATTTAGATTACACGTCTCCGTAGTCTTTAGGTAAAACATCCAATTCATGATTTAGTTTTTCAGTGAGGTATTTTTCTAAGCCAAAGCTAAGTGTTAGTGCAAAATCATCATTGATTGCTTGATGAGGTGTATTAGCTGGAATGAATACGTCTTGTCCAGCCTCTAGTATTATATACTCACCATCTACGATAAGCGTTTTCTTACCTTCTGCGCAATAGATGATAACATCATCTGGATCAGTGTGCATAGGGAATGATGGTGATTTTGGATGTGCAACAAACACGTGGCATGTTATAGGACCACTATGATTATTCTTCAGCGCATAATACTTAGCTCTATTCCAAATATTAGCGCTGTACTTTTCAAACCCTTCTACTTTAATAGTTACATTGTCTTCATATAACTCTGAAAACGAACTAAGGAGGATTTGCTCCCCCTTAGTATTGATTTTGTAAACTAATTTTTGTTCGTATGCTAAAGGGTTGTGAATAAATTCTACAACATCATTCAATTGTAACATAAGATTATAGGATAATGCACTCAACTAATTTTTCTTCAACAGCAGCATTAGTTTCCAATGCTACACCGATAATGTTTGTATTACCTTGCATGGCTCTTCCATCAGGACCAGCCATGATCGATTCGCCTTTCTTAATTGCGCCAACAACTCTTACTGGAACACGACCCTTAAGAGCTACAGGTTGACCTTCAGATTCTGAGTTCATCAAATAAGCAGGCTTTTCAGAAATTACACCAATAGCTACTTGACCAGGCGCCCATGATTGTGTACAATCTGCAGAACCACCTAATGCAACAACAATCACAGTACCAGTTGCGTATGTAAGATCAGTTGTATACTTTTCTGCCAAGTCGGCGTATCGTGCGGCAGTTGCTGTACCATACATGATGTTGGCTGAAAGACTGCCATCACCATGACGTAAAACGATTGTGTTTGCATCAGCACCAGTTGATGGTTGATAACCATCTAATACGTCAGCATCTAAACCAGATCCAGCGCCATCATTACCAGAATGCCAAGGTGTATAGCCTAAAGCTGTTGTAACATCTGAACTGCTTAATGAAGTACCACTAGTTGCACGACCTTTGCTATCAACTGTAATCTTTGTATATGTACCAGCACTAACACCAGAGTTTGCAAGTGTTAAAGCACCAGTTACGTTACCGGTACCATCAAAGTTTGTAGTCCAAGTAGCATCACCTGTGATACTAATAGAACGTGTAGTTGCTAACTTAGTTGCAGTATCTGCGTTACCAGTAACGTTAGCAATAAGGTTACCAGTAATAGTTAAGTTACCTGACGCGTCAAGCGTTAGTTCTACTGGATCTCCAGCATCAACTTGAACTTTAAATTGTGTGTCTGAAACTGTAAGAGTGCCTTGAATAGCACCGCTTCGTAATTCATTAATTGCAGCAACAAGATTCAAGGCAGTAGTAGCTAATGTAGCACCATCACCAACCAATGTGGAGATATCATTGGTTTTAATTCTCCATTGCTCGAATGTGTTATCTTGGGTAACGTTGATTAACGCCATGTTAGCTTACTCTCTCTAGAATTTTTTGTAGCATATTTTTTATATCACTTACTTCATTCTCAAGTTTAGTGATTCGTTCTTTTTCTTCTTTAGCCTTTTGAGCACGTTCAACTGCTTGAAGATATGCGGTACGGTTAGTGTTAATAACCGCACCGGTTTTCATATCCTTCTCAAGGTCTTTATCATCTACGACTTTTGCTCTCATACTTTTATTTATGTGGCTAATGCGATAACTCTAAAGTCACGAATACGAGGAACTTTAGAAGAGTTCTGAGATTTTAAAACAACCTTAACTGCAACTAGTGTGAATGGTGTTAAACCTTCGTTCAAGTATTCATAGTCCTTGAATGTAGTTGTGTTTTCAGTTGTAAGTGGAATCACTTGGCCTGTAGCAGCAATCCAAGGTAGTTCTTCAAACTTCTGGTCTGAACCAGGCGTTTGAACCTTGTAATATGTCTCAATGATAGAACCATCTGGGCGATTTGCTGAGAAGATAATCTTAACAGCGGTTGCAGCTTGATCAAGTGTGATCTTGCGTGTAATATAACGTGCTAATGAAGAAGCACCTGTTGGAGCTAGTTCAGAAACATAGTCTTTAACTTCGTTCTTACCAGAAGCGCCACCACCAACTGTTTGAGGATTGTCGATACGGTTAGCAATACAGATCGCAGACATACGCTCAAGGTCGATCATTGGAGATACGTTATCTTCAGTAGTTGTTAGAACACCCTTCAACCAGAATGAACGTGCACCACCAAGTTTTTCTGTTTCATTAACTGTAGAAGCAATCATATATGGACGATCTGTCACATAGTTATCGTTTAGAATTGCTGGACGATATTCTGTGCTTCCATCTAATGTATAAGCTGCTTCAGTACCAGCTAGTGATTGAGATGTTGTTAAACGTAGACCCCAATCTGTACGTGTATCTGGGAACTGAACTAATGAAACACTAGGTTGTAGAACGTTGATAGTCTTATTCTCAGTTGCATAAACTGCAGTACCACCAGAGTTACCTGTTGCAGTAGCGTTAGTGCCAACTACGAATGAGTACCAATCTTGCTCAACAGCAGTGATAGTCTGTGTTGTATTTAATTGAGCAACTGGAATTCCGTTAACATCTGCAGCAACACCAGAGATGATTACTTTAGAGTTAACTGGATGACCGTGGTTCTTATGTAATACACGAACAACGTTGCTTGAATTCGTTGTATAAACTGGGTTTGCAAATAGTTTACGTAATGGAACGTTTGCATTATTAAGAACAACTGTACCAGTCACTGAAGTATCAAAAGCTGCACGATATAGTTTGTACTTCAAGTCTTGCATTTGATCAGCGTTCCATGTAGAACCGTTCTGAGACTTGAATAACACACCAGTAGTTGGTTGCTTAGAGATGCGGTTTGATGTACCAACTTCGTTTTCACCAAGTTGCGCAATCCATAACTTATATTGCTGCGAGTTAGCTAGAACAACGATTGAATATTCACGGCCTTGATTCAAGAATACAGGTGCTGGGAATGTGAATGTTGTTGCAACTGAAGCATTTGCAGATGTATTAACAGACGAAGCTGGTAGAGTTACTTGGCCAAAACCAACGATTGTAGTTGTTGGATAACCATTATCAACTGTACGAATTTGAACAGTAACTGGGATGTTAGCATCTTTCTCTGAGAAGTATAGATCAAGCTTAGTGATCATTACACCGCCTGGTTTATCAACCAAGAATGTTTGTGCTAATGGATCCCAACGTTCTGTATTAACGAATGTGTTAATTAAACGTGAGTTAGTAACTGTACGTGTTTCTGAAACCGCAGTTTGCTGTAGGTTTGGAGAACGTAGAGAAACTTCTTGAAGAGTCTCTGTTAAACCAGAAGCTGAGTAAACTGCTTGAGCAGAACATGTAGCTAAGTCAAAGTTGTTATTAGAATCATCAGACAGACGGAATGTACGATCGCCTGTACGGAACTTAATAGCCGATGTATTAGGAATGTAGAATTCACCAATCAATTCACCTGCAGCATTAGATACTAAAGCGTTTGTGCCGTTAGTAATATCAGTTGCAGTTAGTTCTGGGTGGCGAACCGCTGAAGTATTTGGTTCTGCATCAACTGGAGCATCAGAGAATCGTGTGAACGATGTTAATGGCTTACAGAAGTCAGAAACTGAAATACTTTCAAAGAATGGATACATTCTTGTATTTGGCTTAAGGCCAATAACCTTAAACTTAACACGGCGTGAGCGGATGAATGGAACCATACGTACATCAACTACACGTTCGCCAAGTGATGATTGAATTGTATCAGGAGCTACTGAAGTACGAATACCTGCACGAGCTTGAGCTGATTGAATAGTTTCAATAACATCGGTTTGTGTTGTTCTCCAGTTCGAACCTGAAGTAACACTAAGGTTGTTGCTTAATGAACGACCAGTCCATTGTGTTTGCCATTCATTCCATACAGTGCCAAGAACTCCTGATTCATCTGCAAGGAAGTTAACAACATCAAACAACCCTTGGTTGTCAACAATAAGTTCTGGACGTGATTCTGTATCTTTCCAGTCATCTGAACTTGGTGAAAGATCCATAATACCAACGAACTTGATTACGTCAAATGGGTTAACAAACTCAGTACGTGATGCGGATGGTTGATCAATATATGTTGTGTGCGTATATGGTAACGTTAGAACATCGCCTGTCTTTTGAATGTTAGTAGAGTCTGCAGAGTTATATGCTAGACGAACTGTGTCTTCAAAGAATTGTGGACGAGCTTCACCACGTTCAGCATCGATAGAGATGTGGTAGTCAGGATCTCCTGGATTACCAATATTGTGACCATAGAATGGATCAACGATAAAACCATTCTTGAAACGATCAACGTTATTCGTATCAAGGATTTGTAAGTCAGCAGTTTCTTTTTCAAGTAATGAAAGAGAAGTGTAGTACTCAAGGTTCTTAATACGTTGTTCTAAGCGACCGATATCGCGCATTGTGTAACGACGGTTGTCGATCAATGTAGGGATAACGTCTTGTGGCCCGAATGTGTATGGCTTTAATGCTAGTTCATATAGAACCATAGCATCATCAGGATCTTTAGGTGAGTTAGGTGTTAATGATGAAACACCTTTAACAACGCCAAAGTTACCTTTAGCGTCTAAGTATAACTTGTCGATACGTGCTAGGTAGAAGTCAAAGTCTGTACGGATGTTATCACCAATACGTGGGATTTCAACTAAAGAAGCACCAGTGATGTTGTTACCAACATCGTTAACATATGAAGTACCATCATCACGTACACGTGGACGGAAGTCTAATGTATCACGTAATTGGAATGATTCAAAGCGAGATTGATATGAAGGAATCTCGTCATACGCGATTTGGCCAGTGTATGAGTCTACAGAGAAGTAATCACCAGCACCGTGTGTGAAGTAATCAAATACAACTAATAGACGACCAGTTGGAGCAGGTTGACCTGTCTTTAACTTAATACGACCAACATCATAGAAGTTATCACGCTGACCATTGTCTAACTCATAACGATCTGTAACGTTTTGGCTAGATGTAGTAGCGTTAGTTCCTGTACTTGCTGACATGTAAACACCTTTAAGTTTAAAGATGTCAGCCTTACCAAGCGTATCATAGTTGCCTGGTGTTGTATTTGGTGAAGTGATGTTTAGATTATAATCACTTACCAATGTCTTTTGTTTTTCAACAGCTTCTTGCTTATAAACTGTAGCAATAAGAACAAATGATTGAGTAGTTAAACCTAAGTCATCTAACTTAATAAGAACGTTCTTACCAGTAGGTGTACCAGATAGAACAACACGTGATCCACCGCCTGCACCAGTATATGCAGAGTCTAGGTTAAGTACAGCACCGTTGTCTGTACGAACCATTAAGAAGTCACGGCTTGAATATGGAGTAATGAACTGTTCATTAACACCGGCAGTTAACTGAACTTGGCCGTTTGATAATGAACCTGTGTAAACACGACGTACTGAGTAGTTAGTATCAATCGTGCCGCCAGTGCCACGAATAGTCTTAATAACATCGTATGGCATACGAACTAATAGACTATTTGTAGATGTGTCTTGTAAAACAGCGTTGCTTGATTCTAGAACGATGTTTGCTGTTGTTGGAGGAGTGCCTGCAACATATACTGAACGTACAGAAGAGAAGCTTTGACCGCTGTTCATCTTAATATCAAATAAGAAGAAGCGATATACAGCTGCTGAGTTACCTAATGTTCCAGAGAAGTGCTCAACAGCACGTACACGGGCCGTACCAAGTTCTGAACCTGGTGCAACACCTCCAGTTGATACTGTAGCACTACGTAAAGAAACGATTGGGAACGATGTAACGTTCGGTGCGCCATATAAACCTGTTACATTTACATATGCGCCTAGGTTGAATGGAATAGCAACGTTATTGTCAGATGCATATTCACGTGACTTATCAACAGGAACGTAGTTAGTAGCTAATGTTTCAATTTCAAAACCGCGAACATATGCTTTACCAGCTTCCATACCAATAGCTAGTTTAGATTCTAAACCACCATCTGCTGCAGAGTAGATACCACGATTACCAGCTTCTTTTAAGTGCTCACGAACTTCAATATTGAAAGACTTAACTGTATAGTTACCAGACTCATCGTATGTACGACGCGCTAATGTTTCTTCAATAACTGAATAGTCGGTTGAACGAACTTTTGAGCGAACAATACCATTCTCAACCTGCATGATCTGAACGAAGTCAGCAGTAGTTGCAGAAGGAGCTTTCTTTGTAAGTGTTAGTGTAATGCTATAACGATGAGCACCTGGCGCAGCATAGTTAGGTGATCCATTCGCATTATCGTTTAGTGATGGATCAGTCTGTGAAGTAATAACTGATTGACCAACTGCAAAACCAATTTTATATGTTGGAGTTGTTGTGTATTTTTCTAGAACAATTGTTTGATCTTCAACAAGAACAAACATGTCAGAAACAAAGTACACACCTTTGGCAACTGAAACAGCCGAGCCATAACCTACATTGCCTGTTCCAGATTTAATAGCTGCTTCGCGTGCATTCGAACCATCAGATAGAAGAGTCTCACCGGCCGCAAAAAGTTTAGTAGTGTTATTAGTACCAGAGTTTGTGTACTTAACAAATAGTGTTAATGGATCACTACCAGTTGCTGCAGCGACACCAACTACTTTAGCAGTTACGCCACTAGTTTGTCCAGTAACAACAGTCCCAGTAAATTCACTTAGATATGTAGCAACATCTGAACCATTTGGCGCAAGGTCGTTAATCTTTACGAAGCCATATTCTAAGTCAAGCGTAACACCGCCTGGGATAACCATCGCGCCTTCTTCAAACATATGACGACCAAAGCGAGCAACTTGCTCGTTAATGATCGTTTGCATTTGAGTAAGTTCACGGGCCTGAACGGCAACGCCTGGACGATATAGAATGCGGTAGAATTTCTTACTATCCGCGTAATCGTCAAAATATGGATCTGAACTATAGACCTTTAGTGTCATTTTATCTCTTCTTTAAAATTTACATTTCAATAACTAAACGTACGTCTTCTGTCTGGTTAGAAGCACGATTCACTGGGCTTCTATTTTCTATATACACAACATCGCCAGAATACTTCTTGACTTCAGGTGTTGTGATACCTGAGACAGTTGCGCTCACTGCGCCTTGAGTAATAATCTCTCCAGATTGGAATGCAGTATAACCTGTTGTATCGTTCTGATAAATCTTAACTGAACCAGAACCGATTGAAGCTACAAATCCTTTAGCACCTGATGTACCACCAACAACTTGATCATCCTTAACGAATGAACCACCTGTGGTAGTACCATGTGATAGAACTGTTAATGCAGACTTAGTAGTCGATGTAGCAACAGTCGTAGTGCCATAGTCGTATGGATTACGGATAATACCAATTTGACGATAATCGTTATCGATGATGAAGTCGCCTGAACCATCAGCGCCTTCTAATAGAACTTGTGCCATTACATAGAAACCACCAAGTTCTTTGATTGGATCTGAACCATGACCACCTGCTGGAGAAATAACACCTCGTGCAGTAGCCGCAGTTGATGGTGAACCACCATTCAATGTAACTTGTACTCGTGTGTAACCTGAACCAACAGTGTTCATAGTAATACCAGTTACAACTCCGCCGGAAACAGTCGCTGTAGCTGTTGCGCCTGTACCATCACCGCTGATTACAACGTTTGGAGCACTTACATAGCCAGCGCCTGCATTTACTAATTTAATACGATGGATTGCTCCATCGACCGCAGCAGCTTGAACGTTCCATTGGATAGAACCATCATCGCTTGCTAATTTTTTAACTGGGAAGAACGAGTTAGTCAAGAACTTATTAACGTCGTTACCGCCAATAGTAAACATGAACTTCCAACGATAACCATCAGCTAATGGCGTATTAGAAATAGTAGTTGCTGTTCCAGTTGGTTTAACAACTGAAGCACCTGCACCGGCTTGGATACACTTATAAACGTTAAGTTCATCGGTAACAACATAATATTGACGTGTAGCCAATTGAGTGTCTTGATCGTCATACTCGGAGTATGTAGTACCAGCAATCCAGTTATAACGTGGAGCACAGTGACTAATCTGAGAAGCAGCGATACGCTTTAGAGCAATAGTGTTTGCCCAAGCATCGTATTCGTCTGATAAGCGATCGATTGGAGATGGAACTGAAGTATCAGAAGGTGTCCATGCCTGAGCTCTACCAACAAACAAGTAGTAACTGTTGTTAGAGTCACTAATGTCTGTGATCAGATTCTTGGCGTTCTGATAACGGAATTTTGTTGTGATAATTGCTGGCATTTAAAGTCCCTTTGACTTATATTATTTAAGTATTTATTAGAGTAATTTCAGCCGGTATAGTAATATTTGTCTTACCGCCAGTTGAAACTTGCTCGATTGTTAGATCTGCGTAACTACTAATCGCTCCACCATTTACAAATTTAGTTTGCTCAAAGTGAAGGAACGTAGTTCCAAGTGTGTTAAGAGCATCTCTGCCTTTAACGATTTCTAAAGATGCTACAAAACTACGTGCATATCCACCAACTGTAGCAATAATAATTGGTAGTTTGCCTTCTTGTGGATCCACAAATCCTGGAGGAATTTGTGAATAACGCTTTGCTGCCTGCGACTGAATTAAAACCTGGCCAAAGAATGCAAACCCTGTTGGGTGTAATAACTTCTTAACGGCGTCTTGCCAATAATCAATTGTTTGACCAGTCTTAATCACATATGAGAAGTTCTGATAGTAGCGACTATCTTGAATATACTTCTTATCGGAGATAAAGCCATCGTTACTTACGTAACGATTCTGAGTACGATCCCACTTACCATCAGATGGTTTTAATAAGTCAACACGTGGGTAATACAATTCGATCTGATCGTTAAACAACAAGTTAAACAATGCTTCGTATGAAGGAATAGATCCCTTTGAACGATAAATATCATTAACTTGTTTGTACAACTTACGTGGATCAACTTGGATCTGTTGAGGAATTGATGTAGCAAATTCGCGTTGCAGATATTCAATAAACTGTGTTGAGGCTTTATCAATGTCACGTTTTTCTAGAAGCGTATTAAGGATATGGCCTGGCTGATCTTCAGCAGACTGCATCCATTCAAAATACGATTCGATGAATTCTGTAAGATTACCGCCATTCGTACGAATGTGCTCTGGAATAATACTATCCAGAGCATAATAATCTTGACGTTCGGTTTGAAGTGCCATATTAACCTGAGTGACGTGGTGTTGTATTGTATCCAATACCAGCGATTGTTCCACCAGTTGCAATAGTATCTACTTCTGGAGTAATCGTTGATAGATTCATATCAATTTGTAATAACTGATTACGTTTAGGTGCGATGTCATTTGAATTTGGCATTGCTGTAATAGTTATATAGCTGCCGTCATACGCTGATGGATTAAAGTTAGTAATAACGACAATACCATCAGTTGAGTTTAAATAACCAGCATCTTGAACAGTGACTTGTTTTGTATCACCGATGTAACGATAAATTTGTAGTAAATGTGTTCCACCTTCATCGCTGTGAACATCAATTCCTTCAGCTGCTGCTTGAGGTAGATCTTGCAGATACTGAGTAAATCCGTTATATGTGAATGAAGTAGACGAAAGAATCTTTTCATTACTATTTGATGTGTATAATGGTGATGAGAATGAAAGCGTATACTTCTGAGCAGTTCCAACAACTGGTGCAAAACGCTTTTGCATATAAACACGAACAGTTGAGTTAAGAATTGATGGATCTGCATTGTCAATTAAACGTGAAAGCTTAGAGTGACGGAAAACACCATCGAACTTCTTAAGCTCATTGTTATTATAGTTTGTAATTACATCAGCTACAGCTTGACGTAATTCACCAGCCGTCTTATTAGTTAAGTTAGGATCATACTTAAAGAACACTTCAAGTTTGATGTAAGTATACTCAGGATCAACTAACTCAGGTGTAATAGAAACAACGTTACGTGTCTTTAACACTTGGTCTTTAATGAATTGCTTTTCAGTAGCCGTTAATGTCTCAGCATTCTTTGGCTTAATAGAAATATAAGCCTTACCATAATCAGGTGGATCGTTCTCTTCACCACCCCACACTGAAACTGTTTCAATGTTTGGATAGTTGTTAATAATAGCAGCTTTGTAATCTTCAGGAGTAACAACGCGGTTCTGAGAGATGTATGATAATGGCGCATTGAACTTAATAGAGTCAATGTCTTCGCGATCGCCACCACCAGCAGCTTTATACAATACTGTAATATCAACGTTAGAGTTGCCTTGAATTGTAGACGCTAATGTAAATGATGATGCGCCATTAGCTAAAGCACCGTTAGTGCTTAACCACTCAATTTCAACAACATTACCAGCTTGTAGATTCTTACCTACAATGCCATCTCCAAAATAAATTTCATACTTTCCATCTTTTGATTCTTGTAAGAAATATGCTTTAGTGCTAGATGTAATGTCAACGAAGTTACGTGCTAATGTGTAAATGTCGTATGTAGTTGTACTACTATTTGATTTTACTTTAACAACAAGAGATGATGTATCAACGTTTGCATCTGGAATTTCGAAATATTGACTTGTGTCAAATGAGTCAATAACATATGAAAATGTTTTTAATGTACCTTCATTCACTTTTAAATTTGCAAATGTATAAACACCAGCAATAGGTGAAATTGATTGTGACTCTAAAACTGTAAATGCATATCTAACACCATCGACAACTGATGAAAACTCTGTGCCACGTTCAATCGTTAACGATGATGGAGATCCAGTTGGAGATAATACGGTAACATCAAGATATGCAAATGACGATGACATTGAGCGAGGAACATAACCAAGCATCTTTGAGTGTGATACAACATTATTACGTAACTGAGCAGAATCAAGGAACACTTCATTGATTGCCATGTTCGCGTTGATTGCGTTAAAGTGTGTGTTATACGCTAATAGCTCTAATAACACAGCCATGCCTGAACCTTCAAAGTCATAGTCTTGGAACTTGCTTTGAGACTTCAAATAAGTTTTTAGATTCTCACGAATCTGAAAAAAGTCTAGTTCAGTGACCTTTAAGTTTGATGCCATTATCGTAATCTCTCTAGAACAGTTGTTACCTCTGCAACTTGTTCAGTTGAGAGGATTTGAAATTGAATACTCATATTGTATGAATTATTGTCTGGGTCGTCAGTTGCCGAAATACTAATAACACGAACTCTTGGCTCAAAGTTGTCAAGCACTTCCTTTGCAGCATCTTCCAAATCACTGATTGTGATAGGATCTGCAGGTTCGAATAGTAAACCACGAACGCCACAACCAATCTCTGGTTGAAATGGTCGCTCATAGAAGTTAGTCAAGATCAAATTAATGACAGACTTCTTAATGGCTTCAATATCCTTGATAGGATTAATGTCGCCAGTCACTGGATTTGGTATAAAAAGCAAATCTAAGTCTGAATAAATTGTATCTCTAGCAATGACGCTAGCTTTACCAATTTTGACCAATAAGTCTGAAGGATCTTGTGTACGCATATCTATATTTATTAAGCTTTCAGGACTTTTAGCGCTGCTTCTGTATACTTAAGGCGATCGTCTAACGCATTTGTACCGCCATTTACTTTAATGCTCAACCCTTTATAATCTTGTTTGTCGGCAAAGCCAGATAGATTATTACTTTTCCAGAACCATAACGAAGATTCAATCGCAACAGTTCTATTTTGTGCTACTTGATCTGGATCTTTAACTAAACGATCATCACCAAATGTATCTTTTGAGCACGCAAGATAGTTAGCCTTAAATGTTAACTGCTTTAGACCGCGTCCTCTATAACGATAGCCATCTCCAGAGGCTTCTGGCCCATTTAGATATCTGCCACCATAAACCTTATTGGCAATCTTTTCAGAATTGCCGGCGTACTGATCAGCGTCTTCTTGTGTTTTAAAATACTTTTTAAATGTGTTTAGAAGGTTTTTAGATGAATATTTTAAATTTTCTTCAAGCTTTTTTGGATCATTTGCAAATTTAGTCTCAGCCATGATCTGCCCAATCCATCCTGCAACGCGTTCAGGTGTAGTTACACCGTATTTTGGAAGGTATTGTACTGCTAAATCATACCATTGACCAGCAGCGGCGTTTGCTGCAGCAATAAATTTCTCTTTTGTGAACGCAAATGTAAATCCGCCAGCTGGAGGAGGCGAAGGTTGTGCTTCTACGGTTGGATTTTTCTTCGGAGTGACCGGTGGTGCTGCTTTTTCAGCTGGTTTAGTGATTCCAATAGGATTTCCATTAGTATCATTTACAACAGCGCCGCTAGTGTCAGTCAAAACGATGATTTTATCACCATCTGGCGTCACATAATCGCCAGAACTATCTTTTGAAGCTCCGTCAACGATGATTTTGATCTGACCATTGACTAAAATAGGCTTTCCGTCTGCATCTGTGACGATTCTAACGTTATAACCAGGTAATTTCGACTCAACGTTTGGTACTTCCTTACACATGTCAAGGAGCGCGGCCGCAATATTCTCTTCTGTAAGAGTATTTAAGATGTCTTGTGTCGTCGTAGTAATGTTTGCAGCTAAATTTTGCAGTTGCTCATACAAACTTGCCGACGACGATGATATTGCCGGCGGTTTTGGAATCTTATTGATAAGTTCATCTAAGTTTTCAACAGTTTTACCAAAATAATTCTTAAGTTTTTCAACAGAAGCATTATATTCAGCTGGTGAAAGGTATGGTAACTTAGCCAATTCGGCCTGAAGATTATAATTTTCCATCATCGGAACATTCACTTCGGACAATTTAGCCTTAATTGTAGTTGCAAGACTATCCAAATCACTTATAGAATCTAATCCTTCAGCGATTTTTGCTTTTAGCTTATCAATTTCGGCTTTAGCTTCATCTAAAGCCGCATTAACGCCGCATGGTGAAATAGTTATATTAGCCATATTAGTTTAAATCAATTCTAGAAGCTGTAATACCGAATGTACCTGTTGAATTCATAGTAGATGTAGTATCTGATGTGAATGCAGATGAACCCTTTGAGTGCGCAATGAAGTTGCCATCAGTTTCAATATTGAAGTTACCAGCAGTTGTGATTGTCAAATTGGAATTACATGTTAAGTTCCAATCTGCATCAGAACCAAACTCTAAACCAGATTTTGATAAGAATCTTTGTGATGCATTTGTAGAAATTGCCTGTGCACCTGCTGAGAACATTGTATATGTGTCTAGGAAAGTTAAGTCTGCTGCCCCGGTGCAAGTAAATGTGGACTTACCACCAATAGACTCTGTCTTATTATTTCCTACTAGTAATGTCTGATCAACACCAACACGTTGAATCTGGCTTTCTTTAATATTAACGTTTACGTTGCCAATTACTTCCAGATTGTCGTTCTTACTAACCTTAGTGTTACGTTCGCCATGAACCTTTAAGTTAAAATTACCACCTACTTCTAATGTGTAGTCACCTTTAACTAAATGTTTAGCGTCACCTTCGATAGTAATGTTTCTGTTTCCACGAACAAGGATATTTTCAGATCCAATGACAATCTCAAAGTTATCACCTACAACTTTTGTAGACTTTTTGCCATTTGGATAAATTTCATAGAATGTTCCAGATGGATGATACTCATGAATACGTGTTTGCATTGGAGTATCATCATACTCACGAACAATTCCGGATTCAGATTCAAATGTATGGACGAATGGGTAATAACCACCAATTCCATTTCGTGGTTCTGGTTCTGACCAAGTGCTACGATTGTAATATGAATCTGCTTTGTCTAATTGTGTAGTATCTAGTTTTGGAGGTGTAGCAGTTTCAACACCTGATACCATAGTTGAATAACGAGTTGCATATGCTGGTGTAGACTTCCATGTATCATAGCGCGCATTGCGTGATACGTCAGTCTCATTAAACCAACGTGGGTATTTTCCATTAGGATCTTTGAACGCTTTTAATTCTGATAGTTCTTGAGTAGACTTACTTGGCAAAGATCCCATGATAATTGGATCTTGAGCGTTTTCACCATCAGCAAAAAATCCTAAAACCCATGAACCTTCGACTAAACCGGTTGGTGTAATACCAACGCCAGAAATTGAAGCTGAATTAACAGGCATCATTACATTAGCCCAAGGTAAATCTTCAGTTCCGATTTTTGTCGTATCATCCGTGTGAATACCGAATACTCGAACACGAACACGCCCCATCTGTAGAGGATCTTCTCTATCTTCAACTACGCCAACAAACCAATACATCGCTGACAGCATTATTTTACCTTCTTACCCAATGATTCTTTTGCAACTTCCATGATGATATAGTATTTACCCTGTTCCATTTTGTGGTGAATGTTCTGAACAATATACTTACCTGACATGAATTCATTAGAATTTTTAGATGTACCAACTGACGTTGGTCTATTACGTTCTACTTCAAACTGAATAACTTTACCGACTGATAAATCCATACGACCTTTAACAGTCATTGATACTTTGATAAGTCCAATCTGACTTAAAAATGGTTCTGTTTCTAATTTTGCAAATTCAATCTCATTGTTATAGTTGTTAAGATTAGATCCAAAAGCCAATGGGTTTTTTAATCCAATAGTGTGAATAGCATCATGTTCATTGAGAGATTTGTTATCTACTTTAAACTTATCAGTGATGTATGGAAACTTATCTAAACGTTCTTTTTTCTTAAAGTCTTTTAGATAATCATATGCAAGATTTTTATATGAACGATTTGCGTGATCTACTATATGTAAGATTTGACCAAATGCTCCACGCATAATATTCTTACCAGTGTTTGACATATTGTCGATATCATATTGTAACGCAGTATTCATCATTGCTGCTTTTTGTTCAGCATCATCTTTTGCAGTAGATCCACTACGGTGAACATACTTATTAAATACAGGTTTCTTAAAGATAGTTTCATATGATTCAAATATAATTCCATCTTTAACTGTTTCATAAAAAGCAAATGGATATCCATTTGAACTTGTTGCGCGTTTAGTTAACCAGTCAATCGCCTTATATGCAGCCCAATTCGGAATAACAACTTTATAATCACCATTAGACTTTTCAATATTCTTTGATGTAGATTTTAATTCGTTCTGAACAATCTTCTTAACAATCTCGCTAATAGGACCATTGAAAGCTTGTGATACTGTTGATAAACCACTAAGCATATACTCTGGTGTGATCAACTTTAAAACATACATCGAAGCTTGTGAATTTCCTTTTACGTAATTTTGTACAGACGACACATAAAATTCACGCTTAATAGTCGTATTAATGTTTAGGTCTTTAATAGCAAGCTTAACTTTTTCTTGACCAATAATAGGAATAGTCTCAATCAGATTAGCAGCATCAACAATAGAGAGCTCACACTTAATGTAAGGTGAATATAACGACTCAAAGAAACTAACACCTGTAATTAGGTCTTTAATTTCTTTTTCAACGCCAGTAGATGACGTGATAACAACTGACTCTATCGAGTATTCAAATTTAGTAGTCATTAAGCTTCTTCAGTTTTAATCTGTTCAATGAATTGATCTGCAATTGATTGTATGTATTGAGGACGAATAATCTTAATCTTCGTCTTAGCATCATTTAAGTTGAACTCATGTTCTTCATTGCTAATAGGCGTTGCACCAACGGTAGATTTAATAACATGATCACCTCTAGCATTTTCATAATGGTGTGGTGTATCTTTCCAATATGCTTCACCACTGATAATAACATATTCATTAGTAGCAATGTCACGAACAATTTCATTAGGAACAAATGTTCCACTAATAACTTCGATACGCATAATCCCCAAGTTAGGGTCTTTATCGATTAATTTAGCTTGTGCGCCAGACACAAGGCCAGCAATTCTATTGCCCTTTACAAACTTTGTAGAAATGTCTTCGTTAGTTGTTAAAACTACGCCAGGATATTTTTTGTCTACTAAGTGTTGAAGCTCTGTTGTGCCTAATGGCCAATCGGTGTGAATATTAACTAAGTTATCATTAACCATAAAGAACGTCCAATAGTAATCAGGAGTTCCATACAGTTTAGTTGATACGATATCAGGACGTTCTCCGTCTTGAATATTATAGAACGTATAGAATGTAACGTCGTCTTTGAATTGTTTCTTAACTTTAACAACTCTGAATAGATCTACTACTTCGCTTTTCTGATTATCGAAAAATAGATCATACTGAGTAGTAGGAAAATTAGTAAAGTATTGTGACATACATTAATATCCGTTCTTGATATCTTCTCTTGATAGAGCTTTTGTTTCTTGGAATGTCAATGATAGATCGATCTCTGATGGCATACCATCTTCAAAGAAACTTGGTGATGTTGGGTTATAGTTTACAGAGATGGAAGTTAAGTATGCTCTACCTAATTTAATTAGATTCTTGTTTTCACGACCTGATGAAAGATACTTAATTTCAAATACATCAGGGAATGTATATGTAGACATACTTAATGATTTAGACAAGCCAGATTTTGCATCGGCTTCCAGTGTTCCAGGTCCTAAAGAAGGATATGCAGCTAGTCGGAAGAACTGAACGATCTTAATGATCTCTTTTGCTTCGGCTTTAGTACGTGGAATCAACTTAAATGAGAAGTTGAATTGACGAAGTGCAGGTGATCTAAACAACATCTGTGTGTGAGGGTTAACTACTTCACCACGATTAATTAATAGTTGTCCGGCAGCACCACCAACTAAACCTTTTTCTTGAGATGCAGCTGCAAGCTTTTGCGAAATAAATCTATCAGCTAATTGTGGAGAGTCTGCAGCAACTTGTTTTAAGAACTCACCTGTTGTAGCTGAGTTCTGATATGAATTAACAAGCATACCGCCGATACCAGTGTCTGTGTTATCATATGATAAGTTATCATTAACAGTTAGTGCACCAGGCATATATAAACTTACAGAACCAAGTGTAGAAGCTACAAACTCTGGTGCTGCAATGAATTTATCTGTCTTGCTATTTTTAGGTGCTCGAGCAATAGCTGTGAACTTTACAATGTTCTGGTACTTTTGCTGGTCGCCTAGAGGATAACGAAGACTAACCTTACTTCCACCAAATACTTGGGAGAAAGCAGAAGCTACTTCTGACAGTGCTGAGTTGATTAGACCTGTTAAATTATCAAGCATGAAGATCTCTTTTTGAATAGATACGGACCTACTTATTTATATGGCAACCTATAGCGGTTTCTTTAAACCTAAAAATCCAGCAAAGTACGCTGGAGATTACAAAAACATCATCTATCGCTCGCTTTGGGAAAGAAATGTATTCCGTTGGTGTGATGAGCATCCAGACGTACTAAAGTGGGGAAGCGAAGAGGTAGTTGTACCATATTATTATCCTTTAGACAAAAAATACCATCGCTACTTTGTAGACTTAAAGATAGTCACAGCCCAAGGAACATATCTTATCGAGATTAAACCTAAAGCACAGACTAAGGCTCCTAAAAAACCTAGTCGTCAGACTAAAAGATACCTTACAGAAGCAGCAACCTTTGTTAAGAATCAATGTAAGTGGAAGGCTGCTGAGTCATATGCTAAAGATCGAGGATGGGAATTCCACATCTGGACTGAAGATACAATTAAATCTATGGGCATCCGAATTCTCTAATAAATAGAGATATGGCAAAATCTTTATTTGACAAAATTCAAGGCGAACTTAAAGGTGCTGGAATAGCATCTTATACTCGTGAATCACAAAAGTGGTTTACTGATCGTGTAAGATCTATTGGCAGAATCAATGAGGTTAACTTCCTCAAAGATCCTAACCTAGTTCGTAAGAACAAATTCTTTCCTGGATACATGTACCATTTTGTATATGATCCAAAAGGGAAAGAAACGCTTCCATACTATGATACGTTCCCATTAATCATCGCGGTTGCTCCGGCACCTGGTGGATTCTATGGATTGAACCTTCACTATATTAATCCATTGACACGTGCTTTGTTCTTAGATAAACTTATGGACATTGCTAATAAGACTGAGTTCGATGAGAAGAAACGCTTCAGACTGAACTATAGTCTATTATCTGCAAGCAAAAGATTTAAAGAATTTGAGCCATGCTTTAAGCATTACCTTACACAACACATTAACTCTAGAATCATGCTAGTCCCATCTCAAGAATGGGAAACAGCAATCTTCTTACCAACTGAACGTTTTGAGAACGCCAATAAGAAGCAAGTCTGGAGACAATCTAAGAATAAGATTCTAGGAATATGAACGTAGATAATTTTAAATCGCTCATTAGTAAAAGAGGTGGATTAGCACCAGGCAACAGATACGCCGTGTATATGCCACTGCCTTTGATCAGCTTTGATCCACAAGAACTAATTGCTAAGGCGTTCAATCAAGGTCCTAACACTGGAAATAACTTCTTCCAAGATCCACGAGATGTTTCTATTCTCTGTGATCAAGTAACTATGCCAGGTCGTCAAATCTCTACGACTGAAGTTCAAAACAATATGCTTGGCTTGAAGTTACCATATAACTACATGAACGACGATGTTCAAATGCAGTTCCATATTACCAACGATCATTACATGAAGAAGTTCTTTGAGAACTGGACTGGTCGTATTATCAATAAGCGTAATCTAACATTAAGATATCGTTCATCCTACGCTACAGATATTATCATTCAACAACTGGATCAACGTGATATTCCAGTTTATACATGCACATTAAAGAATGCGTACCCAACGACTGTTGCAAGTTACGACTTGGCAAACGCATCAGAAAGTACTACTCAGAAACTATCAGTTACATTTACATATGAAGACTGGTCTGAGGAAGGATTCGTTGAATCAGTTCTTTCAAAGGGCAAGGTTCTACTTGGCTCTGTTGGAAGAACGCTTGGCTTATAACATTATTGAGGAATATTATGGCTTTACCTATTTTAAACACACCACGATTTGAACTTGAGTTACCTATTAGCAAGAAGTCTATCTCGTATAGACCATTCTTAGTTAAGGAAGAGAAAGTTCTTCTAATGGCTTTAGAGTCTCAGGACCAAAAGCAGATTATGAGAGCTATGCATGATATCATCGATTCATGTACATTTGGAGAAGTGAAGGCTAAGCAACTTCCGGTTGCTGAGTTAGAATGGATCTTCCTTAAGCTAAGATCTAAATCAGTTGGTGAGACATCCCACATTGGTATCAAGTGTGAATCATGTGGTGAAACACATGAGACGGATGTTAACCTAGAAGAAATTGTATTGGATGCTAACAATATCGTAAGCAACAAGATCATGTTGACCGACAAAGTTGGCGTTATCATGAAGTATCCAAGCTCAGAGGACGTTCTTAAGAATATCGATTCTAAGAAGTCCGATGTTGAGAATAGCTATGCGGTTATCGCAGCTTGTCTTGATAAGATCTTTGATACAGATAACGTATATGATGTAGCAGCACAAACAAAACAAGAAGTACAAGAGTTTATTGATTCATTGAACAAACAACAGTTCGAGAAGATCAAAGACTTCTTTGATAAACTACCAAAATTGAAATACCCAATCGGGTTTAACTGCGCAAAGTGTGGCCATGCAAATGATGTTACACTTGAAGGTATGGAAAGTTTTTTCGCGTAGCTCTCTCACACGATAGCTTGGAAAATTACTACCGAGCTAACTTTATCATGATGCAGCATCACAAGTATAGCTTAACTGAATTAGATGAGATGTTGCCGTGGGAGAGAGAAATCTATATCGCTATGTTGGTAGAACATGTCAAAGAAGAGAACGAACGAATAAAGAAACTTAATAGTAAGCACTAAGGGTTATTATGGCCAAGAACAAAAAGACAGTAAGTTCGACTGGAGGAGAGAGTTCACTAAGAACTCTCGTAGCTCAGTTAAAACAAGAATCCATTGATAATGGAGATCTTATTGTCGCCTCTAACTTTATCCTATCAAACATCTCTAATAACATTGCAGACATGACTGAGCATATCCTCAAGATGCCGGTTATTATGGCTACAGCTACTGCGCCAGCACCATTGGTTGCTAAGGAGAAGGATGCTGAGAATCTAAAAGAGACTGAGAAGGATAACAAAAGAGAAGACAAGATCTCTACTACATTGGATAACAGTCTTACAGAACTTAAGGAACTTCGTAAGGATCTTAAGAAGGGTGGTCTATTAGATCTACTCCTGGCAGGTGCTGCGATCCTAGGTGGTTCTGTTCTTGGTATTGCTCAACAATATCTAAACGTATTCTCTAAGATCTTCAAACCAGTTCTTCAGTTATTCGAAGGTGATGGTAAGACTTGGGGTAAGATGATGGACCGAGTTCGTGATGGATGGAAATCCTTCACTAGTCTATTCACTAAGCTGGGTAACTGGTTTATGGAAGGTAAGACAGGCTCAGTCATCAATAAGGGTATTGAGATCTTTAAGAGTATCGGCAATATGTTTGGTAAGGTTGTCGAATACTTCAAGTCAGTTGGCAATCTAATCGCCGAAGCTTGGGCTGGTATCAATGCAGTATTTGGATCTAAAGAGGGTGGCTTTATTGGAAAGATCGTCAACTTCTTTAAAGGTATTGGCGATAAGTTTAAGTACTTCTTTAAGTTAGGCGTTCAGATCGGTAAGAAGATCCTATTCCCAATCATCACTCTATATGATACAATCATGGGTGCATTGGAAGGATACGAGAAGGAAGGTGTCTTTGGCGCGATCAAAGGTGCTATCGCCGGCTTCATTAACTCAATCATTGGTGGTCTATTAGATCTAGTCAAGGACGGAGTGTCTTGGTTACTTAATCTTCTTGGATTCGAGAATGCCAGCAAGTTCCTCGACTCATTCTCATTCCAAGAGTTGATTGAGAAAGCAGTTGATGGATTCTTTAACTTCGTCAAGGGTATGTTCGACTTCGTAGTGGATGTATTCACAAATCCAGGTAAGGCGATGGAGAAGCTTGCTGAGATGGGTAATATGGCGAGTGAGGGATTGAAGAAGCTTCTACGTACTCTTCTACCAAATCCAGCGGGTGGTACTGCGGAAAAGATCGCATCTAAGTTGATTCCTGACAGTGTCTACGAATTTGCCGGAATGGATCCAAAGACAGGTGCTGTAGTACAACAGACCGCTGATACAGGTGTAGCTACCAAGGCGCTGCAGGGAACTACGAATGAGAATACAGCAGTCAAAGCAGAAGCAGCTGCCAAGACCGCGATGGCCGGAGCAGCTGCAAGCATGTCTAACAGTAGTTCTCAGGTAGTCAATAACAATACTACTCAGGCGGCTATTATTAGAAGTAAGGCAACGAACTGGGATCCTGAAGATCAGTGGGCGAGAGGCTTAGCTTACGGAGCCTAACGAGTAGTCCACGGACTATACTTCTGGTATTCCTTCAAATTGGTCTCCTTAATGGAGACCTTTTTCGTTATAGACAACGATCTTTCAAAGTCGAGCCACGACTTAAGGTTATATCCACGGGCAGGGACCTTGTGCTTGAATCCACCTTGATTCTCAATCGTCAGCACGAAGAACGCATCCCTGTTAACTTTATTCTCTGGGTAGCCGACGACTATCATGCTGCTCCAAAGAATAGTACATCACCTGCTTCCTTAGGATATCTTGCTCCCCAGTCGGCGATTCGCTCTTTATCTAGATCCTCGGACAGGCCAGGAACCGTACCGATAAAGTATTTGATACCCTCGAACTCGTCCTCACAGCGTACGATACCTACACAACCTGTACCGCCGGTAAACCACATTGCATCTAGAATCTTCATTCTCTCACCTTCTCATTCATCTTTCCAAGTTCAATCATACAGATCCTCCACACCCGCGGGCTTACTACACTTAAGACAGCCAGGAGGCTGGAGGCCAGTAGTAGACACAGTCTAATATAGATCGCATCCGTCAGATCATTGAATCCCTTTAGAATAGTTACCATATTACTCCACCTCTACCATGAAGCACGTCTTACTCTTAAACTTACGGTAGGCAAGCACCAGAAAGCCAGGAGCTTGTTTCTTCCGTTCGTGCCTATTCTTATAGCGGATATCGGAGATCTTCTCCTTGGTCTTCTGTAGGAGAACACATATAGTAACAATAAGAGTCATAATCACTATAATAGTCCAGAATACTCCCGTAGCCTCAGATAACGTATAACCAAGGAATAACCAACCAATCAGATTACCAATAGTATAACCAACGAAGGATACAATACCAATACCACCGAATACCAACAGAGATAACTTAAACAACCCTAGTAGTACTCTCCGAATATAACTACAGATGTCCGTACGATCACCAGCCTCTAGTTTATCCCATTGATTAGCCAGACCAAAGTTAGCTAGGAATAGATGCCAACTCGTAGAACTCAACTTATGTGCTTCCATACTATATTCCTCTATTATATTAAAACCACCATAGTTAAATTATATCAACCAGAAAGCTCGCTGTACAGGGCTA